CAGTAGGGTACCTTTGAGAAATGTGCCGCTCTAAGGATTCTCACAAAGGAGAGGAAAGGCATAGGCACCTGGGATTTCCCAGATTCCAGTAGTAGTGGGAGAGCTATTTGGAATGTTGCGACATCTCCCTACTAGGATGGAGGTCCGTATGGACGGGCTTCAACCCGTAGAAGTCGATTTCATAGGCTACTACAAGTGTAATGCCCAGGCAAGACAACATCTCGGATCTGGACTTTCAGTTGTCGCAAAACCAATGGTCGACTGGGTTTTGTTCGACGCTTTGAGCGACGATTTTGAGTTGGTGCCGGAAAGAGACAACAAAAGTGTTTGGAGACCGGAAACGCAAATCACAGGACTTGCCAAATTTGGCAGTTCCGTTTCAACCGCCCTCACCGAACAATTCTGCCTATTCAGGAGGATTGGAGAAGAAAGTAACTACCCAGGAGAACCAAGTTCTACAAGAGCGGCAGTATCTGCAGCCGGATCCTCAAGAGGACTGGAAGTACGAACGGCCGGTAGTAGAACCGTCAGTGAGTCCGGAATACGTTTCGGGCGACGAGCTAGACTTAGTTCTAGCGAGTCAGAAGCTGGGAGAATGTATCTGGCCGATCAGCTACATCGAGACAAATGTCGAGATGGAATCGGACAGTGGGACGCCGAGATTTATGCGCAAGCGCGCAATGCGACGTTTCGCACTTCAGGTTGTAGATCTGGAGGGAACCAGATTTATGCTCTCGATCGCGTTGTGGGCGAAGTTCTTCACGGCGACAAGTCTGCTGGGGCTCCTTTCTTTGGCCGTGTCCGTGACCACGTGGAACAAGGACTCTCCTTGGCACACCGCGTCCGGGAAGGCACTCGTGCTTTCGATCCCTATGTGGCTTATCGCCGCATTCAGCATGGGGAATCTCACCCAAAGGGCCGGCTCGTTTGGGGCTCTCCGCTTCCTACGACTATTTTGGCTTCGGCGTTTGCAAAACCGGCGTTCCAGAGTCTTCGGAACAAACGGTGCTTCGCATACGGACGGGGCAAGTACTCGCAGGGTGCGGTGGTCTCTGAGCTCAAATCGAGATTCAAGCGAGTCTACTCGCTAGACTTCAGTGGCTTCGATGCTTCATTGCCGGCACAAGTCATTGATGACGCTTTCGGAATTCTCCGAACGCACCTCGACCTCACCCAGGAGGATGAGCACACTTACAATCGATTGGTGCACGATTTTATTCATGCTAGAATCATCCTTTCCGACTGCTCTATGTGGCAGAAACACCGCGGTATTCCATCGGGGTCACCATTCACCTCAATGATCGGAAGTATCGCTAACCTGATAGTACTCAACTATGTGTGGATCAGTTTGACTGGTCGCGCTCTAGATGAGCACCAGGTGATGGTGCTAGGAGACGATTCGATTATAGCAACTAATGCATGTCCATCTCTAGATGACATTGCTCGTGTCGCTAGTCATATGGGTATGGTTATTAGTCCTCGGAAATCCTATGTCGCAGAGGGTCACGAGGAGGTACATTTCCTG